TGATAGGTAAAGTAATATATGGGAGACTATCAACTGATGTGGCAGTTACTGGTGTTTGCGGATTACGCATCTTTCCAGATATTGCTCCTCAAAATGTTACCTATCCTTTTTGTGTTTACACAATTATCAATAGTGTTGCAGTTGATTTTAAAGATGGTCAAAGTAATCTTGAAGAAGTTAGTTTTCAAGTAGATGTTTATACAAACAACTATGACACTACACAAAGTTTATCTAACTCTATAAGAAATAGATTAGACAGATTTGTAGGTACAGTAAATGATATTAGCGTGCAGACAGTTAAGTATATGTCATCTGATTCACAAGCATACAATGCTGATTTAAATGTTTATTGGATGAGTATTGATTTTATGGCAAGAATGAAACGATAATTATGAAGTTAAGATTAATAAAAACGTGGAACGGCAAGCCAGTAGGCGCAACAGGTGTATTCCTTTCCGACTTTGGCAAGCAACTTGTTGTTGATGGCATTGCAGAACATCTTGACGATGACTTTGTCGTAGAGCAGATGCCAGAGAAGAAAGTGCAAGAGACACCTCAACCAATTTACATTCCTGTGCCTATGCCTATGCAGTATTTTGAAGATGAGAATGAATTGGAAAAAATTGATGTTAATATAGATTTGTCAAAAGCTAAAAAATAATAAAATGGCAACAACTGGAATAATTAATGGTACGTTGATGCGCTTGTATAAAGATTCGACTGCAATCGGTTACGCGACATCCTGCCAAATGAACATTTCTGCAGCAATGCGTGAAATTCTTACAAAGGATTCCGCAGCTGGAGGATGGAGAGAAGTAAAGAAAGGTCAGTTATCAGGCACACTTTCTACAGAGGCATTGTATGCAGGGCCTGGTGATTCTTCTACTAACTATTTGTTTGATGATCTCTTTACAGATTTGATTAGTGGTACTGCACTGACTATTAAATTTACTACAGATGTCAGCGGAGACAATGTATTTACCATGCAAGCCATTTGTACATCATTGGATTTAAACGCAGCCGTAGAAGAAAATACAAGCTACTCAGCTTCTTTTGAAGTTACTGGTGCTATTACAAAGACTGTTAAATCTTAAAATTAAAAATTACCTAAAATGAAAACAATAAAAATAGCTAATGCGGACATACCAGTTAAGTTTGGTATGTTCGTTTTAGGTACATTTTTAAGGGAGAGGAACCTTAAATTAAGTGACCTCTCCCTCCTTGGCGAAGACCTCCTATTTGCTCTTGAACTTGCCTTTGCAGGTGTACAGGCAGGTTACAAGGCAAAGGGAGAGAAGTGCCCATATACCTTAGAAAAGTTTTGCGACTTAGTAGATTTGGATAAGGGAGGGATAAACAGGATAACAGAGCTGATAACAAATGAGATTTCAGTACCAGAAGATCCAGAAAGAAAAAACGAGATAGCGGAGGAGGTGAGTTAACACTTGACTACATCGAAAGATTTTGTTTTGGAGTCCTTAGATTCCATCCTCCGCAATACTATGAGATGACACTAAGAGAGGTTATTATAGCTATGCAAGGTTATAATAACCAATTTGAAATAGAACAGCAATTTGAGTGGGAAAGAGCCAGGTGGCAAACAACACTTTTATTAAATGTTCATACGGCAAAAGGCAAATCAATTAAGCCTAAAGATTTGATTGAATTTCCTTGGGAGAATGATAATCCAAAACCAACTAAAAGAAGTTTATCAGAAGTTGACAAGTCAATTTTTGACAAATGGGATAAAGAGTAAATAATGGCATTAGGTAAACTGAATTTAAAACTTGGCATTGATGTAAGTAATCTTGAAAAAGAACTTGGCAAGGTTGAGCGTGCGATGTCAAGATTTGGCGGACAAATGCAATCTATCGGCAGCACTATGACACAGTCTATTACTCTGCCATTGCTTGGTGTTGGTGCAGCTTCATTGAAGGCATTTGCCGACATGGAGAAGTTGGAGAATGGATTGATTGCCATAATGGGTACAAGTGAAGGAGCAAAGGATGAATTAGATAAACTTCGTAAAGTTGCAGAAAATCCTGGTCTTGCATTGCCTCAAGTTGTACAGGCTTCTGCCTCTTTACAATCAGTAGGAATGTCTGCCGATGCTGCAAGGGAAACTATAACACAGTTTGGTAATGCCGTAGCGAGATCGGGAGGAGGAGCAGAACAGTTTAGCGGAGTTACATTAGCTTTAAGTCAGATAAGCGCGGTTGGTAAAGTTACACAGGAAGACCTTAATCAGATAAAAGAAAGGCTACCGGAGTTTGCCAGAGTAATGAAAGAGGAATTTGGCACAGTGACTGCGGAAGGCATAAGGGCAATAGGTGTAAGTAGTGAGGAATTTATAACGCGTTCTGTCTCTGCATTAGCAAAATTAGAAAGGGCGCAAGGTGGTTTAGGTAATACGTTTGATAATTTAAAAGATAATGTAACTGCATCTTTAGCAGAATTTGGCAAGGCTATTAATGAATCATTAAATCTACAAGCAGTTGCAGAAAGTTTAAGTAAATATATTCAAGGTTTAGTAGATGGATTTAAAAATCTTACACCAGAAGTCCAAGGCTTTATAGTTAAGGCTGCTTTAGTAGCTGCATCTATAGGGCCTATTATATTTATAGTAGGAAAATTAATAAGCACATACGGTGCTTTGGCTGGAGCTTCAAAATTAATAGTAACAGCCATAGGGAATATAAGTAAAGCATTTAGCTATTTAGCTGCCAATCCAATGATTTTAGTAGTTACTGCCTTAATTGCTGCTATTGGTGCTATTGCATTATATGTTTATGATAACTGGCAAGCCTTCACAGATAGATTTAAAAATATATGGATAAACATTAAAAACTCTGTAGGTAAAGGAGTAGCTAATGTTTTAAAAAATATTGACTATTTACAAAAAGCATTAGGATTAAATTTATTTGATTTAAGAGGATTAACTACTTACCAAGAAGAGCAAAGAGTAGTAGCGACAGAGTTTAAAACAATAGGTCAAACAGTTGACAGTTTAAAAGGTAAACTTGCTTCATTGTTTACCGTAAGTAAAAAGGCTGGTACTATTGTTACACCAACTGAACCTACTACTACAACAACCACAACTACAACTACTCCAACAGGTGGCGGTAGTGCAGCTGCATTACAACCAACTACACAAGCTTTAGGTATTACTGCTATGCTTCCAACATTGGATGTATTGCCAACAAAATTAAGTAGTGTAACTGCAGAAGCAGAAAGATTAAAAGAAACAACATTAGCACTAAACGATGCTACTACAAAATTCGTTCCTCCTATTCCTGCTATTGTAGCTTTTAAAACTGAAATAGAATCTTTAGGATTAAAGATGAATGAATTAGGTAACGCATCTATAAATATCAATTCTGCTATATCATCTGGTATCGGACTTTTAGCAAATGAATTTGAAAAAGGTATAGGTTCATTTAATGATTTTGCTAATGCCGTTGTAAAAGGTGGTTTAAGCATTATAAAATCATTGATACAACAAGGTGTAGCAGCTGCGGTTTCAAATACATTAAAAGGCCCTGCTGGCACATTGGGCCCAGTCGGTGTTGCAGTTGCTGGTGCTGCTGGAGCATTGGCATCGGGATTATTTACAAGTTTAATTTCAAAGATAGGATTACCTAAACTTGCACAAGGTGGTCTTGCTTATGCTCCAACTATGGCTATGGTAGGAGATAACAAAAACGCAAGGGTTGACCCAGAAGTAATTGCTCCTCTATCAAAGTTAAAAAGCATGATGGGAGACATGGGCGTAGGTGGCACACTGGAGACAAGGATAAGCGGAAATGATTTAATTATATTGTTAAATAGGTCTCAAAAGGGTCTTAGCAGAATACAATAATGGCTGTAAGGTTTGAAACGACTGTATATAATGAGAAAGGCAGAAAGATTAATGTTGCTATAAAAGACAATGTTTTTTCTGGCATGACTTATAGTTTTGATACTATTTCTTTGTCATTACAATACGATAGCGAAAGCCAGCAAGGACAAGAAAGATTTACACCTATTATTGGATCTTCATTAAATTTATCTTTATTAATTAATAATAACGATTTACAAACATTACTTCTTGATATTGGATTAGCGGTTGAAGGGAGGTTTACAATAGATTTAACTGCTTATGAGGATGATAATACGACAGTATCTTTTAATTGGTATGGTTATATAGTTACAGATTTAGTGCAATTTGAGGACGTGCCTTTGTCTATTGGATATGTTGCTCAAATAACTGCCATTGATGGATTAGGATGGCTAAAAACTTTAGACTATAAAAGTGCAGTAGGGCCTTACAATGGGCAAGACACAGTAGTACAACATATTTTAAACTGCCTCAATCAATTAGATTTTGTACAAACTGAACTGGTAGCAAATAGCTTGCCAGTGCTGCACACTGTTTTTAACTGGCATGAAAGCACATTAACATATAGTGCAAATAATGATTTTGCTTTAAAAACTGCAATACAACACAGGGCTTTTTATCACATTGATACTAAGAAAAATTATATTTATCAAAGTTGCTATGATGTAATTAAAAAGATATGTCAAGCACTGGGAGCAAGAATTATATTTAGTGGTAGTCAATATTGGTTTATTCAGATTAACCAATATGCTAACAATCCATCTTCATTACGTTATTTTAAATACAGTGCTTTAGGTGTTCAAACATCTGGCACTTTTACTGATGACTTTACTTTATCTAACGTACAAGGTAATTTAGGAAGTAGTGATTTAATGAGATTAAGTGGTGGGAAATGGACTTATTACTCGGCTTTAAAAAATGCTTTAGTACGTTATAATCATAATGCTAAAAAGAATTTAATGCCTGGTGTGGTTTATAACTACATTACAAATACAGATCCTGTTATAGTTAGAACAGATACATTAGATAGTACAAACAATGAAGCTAAACTAAGCTATACAGGAATGTTATATCAAAGGTCTATTTGGTCAACTGGAGGAGGTTTTGTGCCTCATATATTTGTATATGCTGTAAAAGTTGCATCTATTATTGATTACATACCATTAATGGGTTTTAATATATTACAAACCTGGACACTTGGAAGTGGATGGAGTATATTAAATGGTAGTTTATTTGCTACTACAGTTACAGGAGTAGTTGAATGGACAGGCAGCGCGGTTGTTTCTAATAGATATTATTACGTTACTATAAAAGTAGGAACTTTGCAGCAAGGTGAATTAAGATTACGCATTGGTGGAGTTACTAAAACTATAACTACTGAAGGGGATTACGAGTATAAAATTTATACAACAAATACAGATGCTTTTAAATTAGATTCTATATCAGCTTTAAAATTTACTGGTGTTATTGATAATTTGCAAGTTAAACAAGAAAGTAAATATTTAAAAAGACCAGTCACTTTTACTAATGGTTTTAATTATCAGTTAGGTGCTGCAAGTTGGGAAAGTAGCTTTTATGAATGGGAATTTGTAACAGACATTATAAATTTAGATGGCACTGAAATTAATAACAAAACTATTTCATTTGACACTTTAGCTATTCCAGAAACAGGAGAATATGTTTGGGAGATGCGTCTTAAAGAAGTTAGGGATGAAAGTGGCACAGATATAAAAGCAGATTATGTGATTGAATATTATTTGACTAATAATTATTTAGAATTTCTACCAGATGGTACTATACAAGGTCAATCAGATTTAAAAGAATTTGCAAGTGATAATGATGATAAATCATCTGTTGTCTGCAATCTTGATACCTACCTTGGAGATGGGCCTTCTGCCACTACTACCGGAGGGCTTAGAATATTAAATTCATCAAGTATTTACGTTCCATCAAGTGCATGGAAAATAGGTAACACTGGTACTGCTAAAAATGTAAGTCAATTATTGGTAAATGAAATTATACGCGGACAGCTCACACCAAAGCTACGCATGGTTGATATGCCATTCCAAAATTTATCAGTTGACAATCCTTACCTTCCTCACAAGGTCATAGAATATTCATCCGGATATTACGTTTTCGAAAGAGGTAGTTTTGATTTAAAAACAGAGATTTGGCAAGGTGATTACTTTAAAATAGAATTGGATGCCTAACTATACAGAGCGCACAGTATTATCTAAACCTCGCGACTTTGCCGACGTTGCAAACAATGCAGGTAGTGGCGGTGTGGTAAATAATAATGTCACAGAAACAATAAATAATGTTACAGTAAATGGCTCTGCCGTATCAATATTCAATCAAGAATTTATTGCAGCTTCATCCAATGTTTTAACCTGGACACAAAATAATGGAGTTTTACCAGTTACTAACTTGTCTGCATCTGTCCATGTTTATCAAAATGGTCAGAAATTAATAGACAGTCAATATGTAATAACGGCACCTGCTACTATTACGATAGATATTAACACACATTACGATGGAAGTAATTACATTGTATTTGCAATAAACATAATATAATGGAAGAGATAAAAGCACCAAAGAAAGAAAGGAAGTTTTTAAAAGTCGTTGGAAACATTGCCAAGGTTTTAGCCAATGAATTAATAATGGGCATTGGGCGCAAGTTTATCGGCAAAGCCATTGACAAGGTAGGCAACAAAAAACAAGGACTTGTAATTGCTTTTCTTTTGGTGGCAGGAATATCTTATGCCTCTATTGATTCGATTCCTTACCCAATTACAGGCAACAAGCAAAGACTTGGTTTTAATACTTCTGGAAACGGGTTGGTTTGGAGAGGTCTTGTTTCTGATACAGTAACTAAACCGACAAACTATGCAGATAAGAATGTAAAAGCTTATTTAGTGTTAGATAGTGTAACGGGGAGTATATATGTTTGGAAACAAGGCGCATGGGCATCTTTAGTAGGTGGCGGATCATTTACGCAGCCTGTTGACTCTTTATTTTTTGATACAAGTGTTTCACCTAACAATGTTGACACTGCAAAAATGCGATGGGATTATGAATTAGGTACGGTTGTACTGGGAATGTATGATGCTGTGCCCAATGAAATTGGTTTTAAAAATTTTTGGCTTGTAAAAAATCAAACGGGTTCAACCATTACAAAAGGAAGTCTTGTATATGCTAATGGCACGGTTGGCGCAAGTGGCAGGATAACAGTTGCAAAGTTTATAGCCAACGGCACAATAGATGCAAAATTGCTATTAGGAATAACCGCACACGATTTAACTAATGGAGAAGATGGCTATGTTATTTCCTTTGGCAA